CTAACCGCATCGGTTTGTAGTTGATGTTGTGGTGCAACTTTAGGAGCAAACTGTCCTGTCTGTAAAGCTGTTTTTGTTAAATCTGTTAAACCTTTGCCATAATCTTTACCTAAAGATTCTATAAATGGTGCTGGTAATTGTCTTGTTTCTTGTATGGCCATTATACTTTTCCACCCTTCATGAAGGCTCTACCTAATCCTCTTTGGGCTATTCCTCCGCCTTTCATACCTATTCTTCCACCTTTACGAACTTCTATTACTTCTGGTTCCTTTCGTTTTTTTGGTGGTGAAGTAGGTAAATCTCTTTCCACATCAGCTTCAGCCATATCCCGTGCTTTGGCACCTGCAATAAAAGAATGTGTACCTTTTTCTACTTCTTTAAGTCTTTTACGTTTCCATTTTTCAGGAGCATCCCATTCTTTAATTACTTTAGAAACTTCCTCTTTTTGCTTAATCCGTTCCCCTATTTTTGCACTTTCTTTATAGGGATCCATTGCCTCTCTAATTTTTTTACCTAGTTTTATACGTTTTTTATGGTCTTTATCCGCAATCGCTTTCCATTGTCTTTTTATTAAATTAGACGCTGTACCTTTTATGTCTTTGCTTTTTTCGTATCCTACAGACCCCATTATACTACCTCACTTAATCGTTCTGATACTTCAAACATGTCTCGTGCTCCTTCTAATCCTTGAGATTCTTCGGATATACTACCACCTTGTTCTAAATTTGTCATTATATTATGCATTACTTCTGATCCTCTGTCCACGTCTCCACCGCCGGCATTTCTAACTGCATCGGCCGTGAATACAAATTCATTTCTGCTTAATCTTGCCGGTACATCATCCGCTTTTTCTTTGCCACCTATTGGAACAAAGCCACCGTCTGCTCTATAATCTTTTTCTAATCCACCTAGATCCATAAGTCCACCTTCTTGAGCTGCTACTCTTCCACCTTCCGCCAAATTCATATAATCAGGATAAGGGTAAGTTATATTAGAGGTTGAAAAAGGAGTTTGTATTTTACCTGCTCTAATATCAGCAATCATTTGATCCCACTCACCTACTTCACCTTTATAATTTCTCATTAATTCATCTAGATTATCTTCACCTGGATTCTTTTTAGTGTATAAACCAGTAGCTGCAGAAGTACCTAGTATCCATGGTAAAGGATTCTTTGCAAAGGATCCTAGAAGTCCTGAGAACATACCACCTTTGTCCGCAATTTCTTTTCCTTTAGCTAATGTATCTAATGTACTTAAAGTTCCTATATTAGTACCAAAACCTGTAGCTGCTAGTGGGTCTACTATTGGTCCTGTTGCTGCCATACTAAGTGGATTTGCAGCTGCTGCTCCAGGTACATAACCTGTTCCCATATTTGTAATAGGTACACCTGTTCCTGCTGCTGCTTTAGGAGCACCTGCTCCAAAACCTAAATTAGTAAAACTTTTTCCTATATTACCCCATCCTCCTGCTGGATCACCGAAACCAATAACATTTTTTGGGTGTAACCATGCACCGCTTGACCAGGATTGTGCACCTCCCAATCCACCTGCTCCGATATTTGCCATACCAGCTGTTGCCATATACATTAAAGCCATCTTACCTAAATCACTTTTAGCGAATTTCTTAACGCTTTTAACTAAACCTTTAGCTCCTTTAGAAACTCCTTTAATAATTTTTGCGGGTGCTTTAAAAACACTCTTAACTAAACTTCCTAAACCGTAACGCGCTCTGCCACCATAATTATATCCCGCTCTTCCTCCTTGAGCTTTGTCATCTTCAAAAGCCCAGTCTCGGTATCTATCTATTTCTTCAGTTTTTCGTTCTCCTCTTCTGCCAAAGAAAGGCATTTGCCATTTATTTAAATAATCTTCTTCTGATATAAATCCTTTATTAACACCTTCTTTTATTTTAATATCTTCTAACTGAAGATAACCAGCAGGGTCTTGTCCTCTTCTAGCTTCTCTAAGTCTATCTAATTCTTGACGCCATTGTATTGCGTCCTCATCAGTATATGTAATTTCATCATCAGAATAAAAAATAGGATTATCCCTTTGCATAATTCCAGCTTTTTCCTCTTCAGGAGGATCAAACCATTTATCTTCATCAAGATTTCCACCTTTATCTATATAATCTTGTTTCATATCTCTCATTTCTTGATCACTATAAACATCATCTTCAGATCTTTGTCTAAGAATTATGTCAGTTACATCAGGAGTTACTACTTCTGATATATCTTGTCCAATTAATTCATCAGGAACATAGTCTCCTCCTGTTGGAGGACGAGGCATTTCCATTTGTGGTGTCTCCATTTGTGATCGTCCTGTCATAGCAGGAGATTGGCCCTCTCGTGACATTTCTATAATAGCTCTTTGAATATTTTCAGGAGTGGGAGGTAAACCTCGGGCCTCTAACCATTGCATAATAAGTTGTTGTGGAGTAGGAGCTGTTTCAACTTGTTCTTGTTCAACCACATCCATGATACCACCACCTACGGGACCTGCGTTTTGATACCCAATCCTTCCGCCTTGAGCTTTATCCATAACTTCATAATTTTCGGAATCTGTCTGTGCTAAAATTTCAGCTAATTCTCTGCTTAAACCTTTAGCCATTAATTCTTTTACCTTTGCGTCATAGTCACCACCAGAATTATACCCAATCCTTCCGCCTTGAGCATATATTAAATCATGATCAGGATCTGGTGCATTATTATCTAACCATTCATTAAAAGTTGTATCAATAGAAATTATTCCATCATTTAAATCTTGTAAATAATCTTGATATGGACCACCACCACTACCATACCCAATCCTTCCGCCTTGAGCCACTTGTTGACCCATAGGAATTATAGATTGAAGCTCTTCAGATCCTATCTGCATTTCGTCCTCTGTTGGAAAATCTTCAGGACCACCTTGAGCAGTAGACATTTTCATTTTTACAAAGTCTTCAAATTCACCTGTAAATCCTTGAGCAACCATCGCTTTAAATTCTTTAATAAGTTGCATTAAAACTTCAGCTTGCTTCGTAGGAAGACTTTCTAATATCTGTTGAAATTCTGGATCTTGATATGGATCCATTTCATCATCAGTCATGAAATCTTCAGGACCTCCTCTAGCGACCTCCATATTTGGAGCTCTTATTTTCTCTTCTGATATGATATCTGTTATTGCCATAATTTTACCCGAATGTTCAATCTACTTTGTTTTTGCGAATAAATCAAGCTTCGGAACCTTGACGATGACATCTCTTTGAATGTCTTCAACGCTAATTCCTTTAGCTTTCCACTCTTCTTCGCTAGAGTATTCTTCTCCTGTTTTTTTATGCTTTATAATTGTTTTTGTTTTAGCATAGATTAAAGGCACTTCTTTGCCATCTACTTTAATTTTATCCATTATGTTACTACATCCTTTTTAATATTAAGATAGCTAATTCCAATACTGACTCCGTGCGCTACCGTTCCTGCTAATTGAGCCTTTAAAATGGTGCTTGCTTCCAATACTACCGGCACACTAAAAAGTTCATAGCTGGTATTAATCGCTAAAGTTTTAGTACTCTCAATATTAAAAGCATTATTGGTAATACTAATAGTGGGTGTATTAGAACCTGAATTATTAGTCACTCTAAAAGACCTTAAGACATAAGTTTCTGCAGCTCCTGCTGTTAAAAGGGTTGTTAAATCGGTTGTTGAAAGAGTCACTCCATAAAATTTATACTGATTCGTTATTGCCATTATTCTAAAAAGAAGGCTTTAGCTTCTATCTCCTGTTTTAATTCTTCTTGAAAAGTTGTATTTAATTTTTGCACAATAGCATCAATATCTCTTACTAAAGAGTGAGCTACATCTGATTTATATTCTTCACTAGCTCTGGTTATAACTTGTACTATCTTGGCCATATACTTGCTAAGCCTCCTCGTGCGAATGGACTAGCACTCCAACTATCATCATCTCGACTATAACCAGCTCCGGCTGTTGAATCCCCTTCTGGTGTACCTGTGAATTGTATACCTCCTCCACCATCACTTGAGTATCCATATTGTCCTAGAAGTTGATTTACATTTCCTACTGGTAAAGGTTTTTCAGCAGCTGTTCTATTTAATATATTTATTCGTCTTTGGTCCACTCGTCTTGCTGCTCTTGCAGGTTCACTATAATAACCTCCCAGCGCATTCATTTGATTTAATCGAGCAGCTGAATAACCTAGTTGTTGTCCTTGTTTATTTAATCTTGGTGCTCCTGTACCATAGTATGCAGGTGTAAATCCAACAGCGGGCCTTTTTTGAAATCTATCTCCCATAAAGCTACCTATACCTTGTCCCATATTTCTTAATCCACGCATCCATCTTTGTCCAATATTTCTTATATCCCCATCAACATTTCTTAATCCTTTCATCCATCTTGGTCCAATATTTCCTTGTTTCCACCAATCTGCTAAAGTTTTTGCATCTCTAAATTTTAATGGCACATTTTGTTTTTTAGACGCTACGCTATTTTTAATAGCGTCTAATATTTTTTGTTCATGAGGTAATGGTATGTTTTTATTTGTAAAAGAAGCAAATTGACCTATTGGACTAAAAGGTTCTGGCAATGTCATTTCGTCTCCTCGTCTTTTTAAGTCCTCGTACCATTCATTTGGAGCTTTAGGAATATTTGGATTACGAACTTCTCTTCCAGTGATAGAATCATAATATTTGTTTTTGCCCATATCCCATACAGGTTGACCAGGATCAGCTTCCTTAAAATATGGTTCTTTTTGGATTCCAAATCGTTTATTATACTCATCTTCACTTAAATTATATAACAACTCACTTTGATTTTGAAGAGATGGCAGTCCTCCTGGTTCCCCTATCTGCTCTCGAATCCGTCTTTCTTGCTCTTCAATCCGTTCTTGAAGAGATGGCAGTCCTCCTGGTTCCCCTATCTGCTCTCGAATCCGTCTTTCTTGCTCTTCAATCCGTTCTTGAAGTCTTTCATTCATAAACTCGTCAAGGTTAATATCTTCATCTCCTAGCACAGATGCAAATTGAGCTCCTTCGAGAGGAGCTTTGGCTTCTTGTATTATTTTACTTTTTGGATGAGCCAGTTTATATTGCTCTATGTAGTCTTTATGTTTCTTTACTTCTGAGTCATAATACTCTTTTGCTATATCAGGTTGGGTTTTTTGACCAAACCATTTTTCTTTGTCCCACATGTCATGGGCATAATCTAATTTTTCTCGATGTTCTTTTATATTTATAAAATCTTTTATTTCTTTTGGACTTATATTATCGGCTCTAAATTGCGTTTCTAAATTATTTCTATCTTCCTCGCTTAAGTTATCAAATTTATCTTCCCATTTATCTCCTAGTTCATCTTCGATATAACTATCAATTTTATATCTCCAATAGTTTTCTCCTTCAGCAAAAGGAATCCTCATAATTCCACCATCATCTTTTTGAATTCTACTTCCGTGTTCCTTGGTCCATCGTCTGGCAATCTCAGGCTCGTTGGCCCATAGGTATCGTCTTTGTTTTGCTGATTTAAATGGCATTATCTCCTTCCGTCCGGTTGTACGTCTACTCTAAAGGTACCTAGTTTCCAGTCCTGAGAGGTGCTGGTATTAGCAATCTTTAAAGAAACGGCACGTGCTCTTGCACGAGTATCTACTTTAGTCGTACTCGAGCTAATTGTAAAGGGTCCTAACGAAGAACTCGCCTGGGAACTATTAGGATAATCTCTTAAATTTAATGTAATTTGGGTATCTCCTGTCTGGGAAACAAAATCAGGAATGAATCTTCTAATTTTCATTAGGAATTCTCCATCGCCTTGGAAGGTTGCTCCACCTTCTTTAGTAACCGTTATATCATAATCACCTGATTCTATATTAGAAGTAATCGCAGTAGTCGTACTTCCAACAACTTGATCGGTTCCTGTTTCATGTTTAAAGTAGGTAGTTCTCCCCTCAGTATTTCCAACGACGTCATAAGACGTATCAGTATCTGCGTCATAAGAAGTGCCATGAGGATCTCCAAAAACAGATGAATCTGTCCAAGTAGTTCTACTTAAACTGCTCGTGACCCAGATGGATCTTTCAGGAGTAGAATCTAGATAGTTATAACTTACCATTCTATTAACAACAGTTGATCCTGAAGTAGGATAAAACCAGTATATTTCTCCAAATAGATTATTTAAACCACAGTTTACCAGTTGTTGACCAGTGGTATTTAAATCATCAAATACATAATCTTCCACTAAACATTTCATCGATTCCAGTTTACCAGCGTATTTAAAAAATCCATTTTCAGACATCCAGTACGCTGTACCATCTACCTCGATTGCAGCATTCATTCCAAGAAGTCCACAGTTGGTTCCAACTTGTGTAAAGGCAAATACAAAAGGAACTCCGACAAAACGCATAGTAAACGCGGCACTATCCGTCCAAACATAGGTGGCGTCTCTTCCTCTAACGGCTCCCATGATCCGTGATCCGTCGGACAGTCTTTGTGAACCTGCAGTATTGGTTGAAGTAATAGCCCAGGTAGTAATATCTTCTCTATTGGACCATCTAACAAACATATCATCCTGAGTACCAGCATCTCCAATAGTCGTTTCAGTCCCAAATAGAACTAAGTGTCTATCAGGAGTCGAGACTAACATATCTCTGGATGCGGTTGGTGCACCACTAACAATTGTTGCTCTAGTAGAAGTAGCAGTAGTGGAATCTGAATCCCATTCAAAAATAGGACCATTATGAATTAAAGCTAAAAGTTTTTTACCAAAACTATCCAAGGTCCATAGACCTGGATCTAATACATAGTCACCACTAGCCGCTTCACCCCAGGCTACATAATCCGTGCTGTTGGTAACTGTTGCTCCATTCGAATGAGATGCTTTAGAAGTATTTCTAACTTCTCTAGTTACTCCTGTTAAAGTATTTCCACTAATTCCAGTATAAGAAATTTCCTCTGAATCAATTTGAACATAACATGTTCCAGAAGATGGAAATTGAGATGCATCGGTTAATACAATAGTTGTAGTTGCATCATTAATGCCTCCATTAAGTGTGGTTGTAGCTTCTCCCGAAACGGTACCTCCCCATTGTCCTAAACTCCATCCATAACCAGGAAGCTGAGTTGCAGGTCCTACAGGATAATAATGCTGAACTCTAATTCCTCCTGAAGTTGTAGCTCCCGATCCTGTTTCAGCAGATGACATAGTAATGGTAATGGTGGTTGAAGAAGAAACCGTTGTAATCATGAATTTAACATCATTAAAATCAGAAGCGGTATAATTGGAATTAGTAATAGTTGTAAAATTGTCTAAATAAATAATATCTCCCGCAGCCATATTATGAGGAGATGAAAATGTAATAGTTACAGCGGTAGATGCATTAGTAGTGGTAAAGGCACTCGTTAAAGTTGTTGTTGATTTAATAGGATGAATGTCATAAAAAACACCTCCCGTATAAACATATAAGATTCTATTGGTTCCAATAGCTGAATATTTAAATCCTGAACTATTAATAAATTGGTGTTGGGCCCTAGCAGCTCCCGTTAGAAAATTTTCCCCTAACTGAGACCAACCTCCTATTTTTTCAGGTGTACCATACCTGAACCGTACATAATCTCCTCCCGTCCATTCACCTTCTGCGCCTGTGGGAGTAACTTGTTTGTTGAATCCTGGTAAAAATTCTATTTTTTGTAGCATATAAAACTCCTGATTCTAGATTATACCAGATGGAGGTTGGAATCAACTTCCTTATTACTGCTATCTTTTT